ATGAGCACACAGCATTTGGAAGCACCGCCCTTCGACGTCAGCTTCGACCTCGACGGAAAGCGGGTTGTCTATATCGACTGCCGTAATGCCCTTGTCTGCTCCAAAGAGATTTTTGCCTCAATGGTGGGCGTCACCGCTGACACCGTGAATGGCTGGATGCAAACGGGCACCGTTCCTAGCGTCAAGATGGGTCGTCCACGCCTCGTTAACCTCGCTCAAATCCGTGCTGACCTTGCCCGTGGCAAAACGATCTTTGCTCAAGAGGACTACGGCGATGAATAGCCCAATTCATTCATCTGTAGAGCACGCTTTCGTGCTTCTTCTGGGGCTGCGCCAGTACTGTGGCGATCACTGCCATGCTCGCTATATGTCTGTGGATGGCTTCATACAGGGTCTTTTTTGGGCTGACGTCATCACTGATTATCAGTATCGCTCCCTCACGTCATTGGCGTTTGAGTGCTTTTTCAATGCTGGCCGGCCTTTCCCGTCACCTCTAAACCTTGGCCCCGTTATGCCTGCAAAGGTGGCTTTTGAGCGTGTTCGTCCGCTGGTAGCTCCTGTGGGAAAGCCTCAAGCGCCGGTCGATGCCAATGAGCGGGATAAACAAGTATCTGAGGTTGGCGCACCTCGACAACTGCGACTGCTCTGTTTGCTGGTCAACTCGTCAAACGCTCCAGCCCGTTACCTGCCAGTTCACACCATGCGACCAATGCCGCCCCTCGTCTGTGCAGCCGACTCACGCCGTCAAGATGGGCAAGGTCAATGGCGAGTGGGTCGTCCTGCTCTGGAACTGGTCGATAACACCGGCCTTCATTTGCGAGAAGCACGAGCCACCGCGCCGACCCCCGAAGTATTGGCACGCTGTGTCGGACACCGGCAAGCCAACTCCGTATATCCCAATAAGCGCTCCTTTTCGTTTGGTGTAACTCAAAATGTATGCTGATTTGGCTAATTTCGGCGCTTCTTTAATGGCATTGTCTTTTGTATTGACCCTTTTAATGATTTTTTTGGATTTAATGCCTAATGAGTTTTCTTGATTTAGTGCCTACGCTTTCAATTCTTTTTGGTTTCTCGATTTTAGTTTTCGTTCTTATGAGTGAGTGACTATGAACATTGAACTTCTCGATAATTTTGTATTTTATGGCTCCGCCCTCGTTCTTGGTGTTTCTATATATCTCTTTGTGTTCCCGTTTTTTCGTTTTATCTGGCTTAACTTTATTGTTTGTTGGTTCGAGAAGCCTTTGCCCTACCACCAGCCCGGCAAACTTAGCCGTGCGCGCTTGGATTCGGCAAAAGCCTCTAAGCGTGGGGCTTTTTTACAGGTCACCGCTGGTGTTAAAAGGCGTTTGCTGGGGCTTAGCGGCCGCGCCTATGCTTTTTCGGGCGCGGCCGCCAAAGTCGCAGCAACGCGCCCCGACACCCAGCAAGCCCCCGCTAATCGTCCTCAGGTCAAGTGCCGCGCTCCCGGCTCGTCGCGTGCAGCTTCACCGCACGCGGCGAACGGAAGCACGGGCGAAGCGGACACTTTACCCGCCACTATCAAAGCAAGCCTCTGCTCGGAGTGTGGGGCAGCTTCACCGCCCCGCGCTCCTGAGCCCCCGGCGGCAAGGGCGGGATAACAAGGGCGGAGCCCTTGGTTTTGCGAGAGGGATTGTTACCCGAAGGGCCGAGACAAATAGCTCCATCGTTTGGCTCGGTGAACAACGTGAATAAAGCCCGGTGCGAAGCACTCGCCCGATAGTTGCAACTTAATCAAATCCTTGGAAGTTGAATAAATCCTGAAAAGGGAAACTAAAAGTTCCCTGCTTTGGCGAGACTCAACTTCTAAAAGGCAAAACCGCGCAATTAAGCGCAACTTAAAGAGGTAATATCGATGGCTCGTTCAGTAATGGAAGTTGCATTTCTCTCTACTCAACGTTTTGACGGCGAAAACGGCCAGAAATATATCAAGGTCTTCTACGGTGATGAGCCGGACGGCAAAACCGAACACGGCCTTTCCATTATCGGCATGTCTGCTGACGACAATGCGGCTGAGGAGATTTTCGCAGCTGGTGCCCACTTCAAGCCCATGCAAATGGTGCGCATCACCTTTGACGTGGCTCGTGGCGGCCAGAACAAAGGCAAGAATTTGGCGTTGCACATTGAGCCAATCGACCAGCCTGCACCGCGTCAGGCTCAACAGCAGGCCAAACCTGCTCAACCTCAGGCTTAAGGGGGTTAACCCATGCTGATCGTTGATCGTGTCGTTTGTGACCTTTGCCGCTGCAATGTTGGCCAGCTCTACGCCACACCAGCTGTCGCGCCTGACTTGATCGAGGATCAGCGGCTTTCGCCCCACTTTGTTGTATGCCCTGACTGTTATGACAGTTCGGAAGTCCAGCAAGTTGAGGCTGCTTAATCATGGCCCTCGAATTCATACAAGCGTGTCGCTCTTGGAAAACAAACCCCGACGAATCGGTTTCCTGTGACTCGTTTGAATGGATTCAAAGCTATGTATTGCCAGCGGAAGCTGGCGGCCAACTTGATCTGCTCATTCAAGGTGGTTTTGATCCTGAGCTATTTCAAATCGGTTTTGTCGGAACGCTCACGCTCTTTGCCATTGGCTTTGGCGTCGGTCTGATCATTGCCCAACTTCGTAAATTAAAGAGGTAACACCCATGCAAAAACTGAAAACCATGTTCCGCAATGGCTCCATTGCTCTGGCCGGTGCTGCTGTAGCGGCTCCTTCGTTCGCTGCTGTTGACACTGCTGCTGTCACCACTGCCATCAACGCTGCTGGCACCCAAGCTGAAGGCGTTGGCGGCACTGTCATCGCAGTGGTTGCCGGTCTGGTCGTGATCGGCATCATCATCGCCATCGTCAAAAAGGTCTGATCATTTGATCTGGTCGCTCCTTCTGGGTGTCCTCGTAGCGGGCGCCTTTGTTCAAGGCATCCGCTCCGCGGAATATCTCTAAGGGGTAGGGGCCGAAAGGCCCCTTTTTTATGCGTAGATTTTTGTTACTTGCATTTTGCCTTCTATCTTGCTCGGTTTCGTTTGCTGCTGATTACACTTGGCGTTATGGTTCTGGCGCCTCTATTTATTCAACTCCTCTTGCTGCGTGCGAGGCTGAAATTGCCAAGTATTCTACTTTGCGTTTTGTTTCTATAACTAAAGTTACTGATTCGCAGTTTAGTTGTTCTTATAGGCATTATTCTAATAATCAAGTTAACTCATCTCCTGTTTATCGTTCTGGCGACTCTTGCCCAACGGGATCAACTTACAATCCGACTACGGGTAACTGTGACGACGACCCCACTTGCCCTGCTGCTGGCACAAATAAGCTTGTTGCCTTTACTTGTGATTGTTCGGGCAAATATTGCACAAACCCCAGTTCTTTCTCTTTCGAGGGCTGTGGATATGAAAAGAATCTTTCCGTTGGTTCTCCTATCTATCCTCCCCAGCGTGATATGCAAAACCCAGCTCAATCAACTTGTATGGGCATTCTTACCTCTACAGGTTTACCGCTTGCTCCTTCCGATACTGTCGGTGAGTTAGTTCCTGAAAATTTAAATGAACCTCCTGTCGAGGGGGCTGAGCCTTCTTGCGTCACTACCAACGCTCATGAGTTTTGTCCTGATCCTGATCACCCTAATTGCGGTATCCGTGATGGCAATCCTTATTGTTTCAATGAGACGGATTCCTGTGGCGATTTCAATGGGCAGCTGACTTGTATCCCTAGTTCTGGTGGTCGTACATGTTCTTATGTTTCAGGGCAATACACTTGTGTAGATAAGGCTACCGGGAATGTCATTTCTTCGACGTCATCCGATCATCCCTCCAACGGTGGCAATGGTGACGGTAACGACACCAATGATGCTCAAGCCCCTGGTGCTGTCGTCACTGCTGGCGGTGGCAGTCCTCAGGGATCGGATGAGGGCGCAACAAACAAAGCCATCACCGACCTTCAAGGCGCTTTAACTGATCGCCTGGACGGTATCTCTGACCTTCTTGGCGAAGGTGAACCAACGGCTAAGAACATCAACGCCCCTACTGAAACTGGCTCACTTGACCTCGATGAGTGGGACGAAAAGATAGAGCAAGCCAAAGCTGAACTTAAACAATCCTCTGAGGGCATTGGCGACTTAATGAACGCGGCCAACAACTGGATTATCACCGGCTCTGGCGGTTCGCTTTCATGCTTTGTCGAGGATTGGGGGCGCATGTGTTTGGCTGATTATCAAGATCAGCTTGTTGGTATTCGCTACGTTTTAATTTTCATGGCGTCAATTCTTGCCATCTATATCATTTTTATTCGGGACTAAAATCATGTTTGAGATGATCTCTAGTTTTTTCGATCAGGTAACAAACTTTATTGAATTTGTATGGTCGTGGTTTACCACCGGCATTTATACGATTGCAAAAGAATTGTTAGTTGCCGGAACAAAAATTATGATCTATAGCGCGATTCAAATGGCTATCTTTTCTGCTGACATCGCCTCTGAGGTTGTCCGTGATATTTCTGCCGATTTGCACGTGACCCAATATGCGCAAAACGCCTATAACCAAATTCCTCAAGATTATCGTAATACGTTGGATTTCTTCGGTGTCCCTCAAGCCTTAACCATAATTCTTACGGCAATTCCCACAAAGATTGTCATGCGCTTTATCCCGTTTGTAGGTCGCTAACATGGCTATTAAAATCCATCATGGCCCTAATGGTGCCTATAAGACTTCCGGCGCTATTCAAGATGACGCTATCCCGGCTGTTCTTGAAGGGCGTTATATCATCACCAATATTCGCGGTTTCACGCTTGATCGTGTTCTAGAGCAGTTCCCAGACGCGCCTAAATCGCTTGAAGTCCTCAACCTTTCTATGGGGTCTTCCGGTGATATTGAAAAAATGCGTACGTGGTTTATGTGGGCGCCCCGTGGCGCCTTTTTGATATTCGATGAAACCCAACTTCTATTCCCTAAGTCGTGGCGCGAAAAAGACTTAGAGCGGTTTGAGTTTCCAGGCGGGGCTGAAGCTGCTGAAGCGGCTGATCGCCCATCTGGTTGGTTAGATGGCTGGACGCGTCATCGTCATTGGAATTGGGACATTGTTCTAACCACGCCCAATATCAGGTATATCCGCGACGATATTCGGCTTACTTGTGAAAAGGCATACCTCCACGCAAACCTTGGCGTGCTCGGTCCTGTTCTCAAGTTCCTAATGCGTTCTGATTACAAAGAGGCAATGCACGATGCTCAAGAAAATAAACCCGGAACTGACGGAACAATCGTCCAGTTCAAAAAGATCAAGCCCTCTACCTTCGCCGTCTATGACTCAACCGCTACCGGTGTCGTCACGGATACCAGCGCTGGTGTCAATCTTTTTGCCTCGCCTAAAATTTTGGGCCTCGTGGGTTTTGTTGCCGCTCTTGCTTTCTATCTCTCAAGCTCTGGCGCTTTCTCTATCTTCACTTGCGGCATTAACTGCAAACCTGCTCAGGCGGCTGTGGCGACCCCTGCGGTGGGTTCTCCATCGCCTAGTGCTTCGCCTGCTCCTGTGGCTGGTGGTGATACTGGCCGGCCTAAAGCTGCTCGCCCTGATTCTGTAGATGACGGCCATCCGTTTGCCGGTCGCACGTTCTACCTGCGGGCTGTTCTTTCTGGTTATCACAATCAAAAGGGTAAGGACTATGTTCTATTCGATCTGCAGGACGATGAGGGACTCTCATTCTTTCAAAATTCCGATCAGCTCAAATCCCTCGGCTATCGGGTCGTTGTCCGTTCTGACTGTCTTGTCGAACTCTCCCGCGATGACTGGAAGGGCGCCGCGATTTGCCCTGGTGCTGACAGGAAGGCTCAGGCTGACGCCTTAGCCCTCGCCAGCAACGATTCCAAACCTAAGGCCACTGCGGCCTCTCCTGCGTCCCCGGTGCGCGCTGACGGCACTTTTGTCGGTGGTACTCGCGTTACCGTCATTGAAGACACTTCACGCAATGAAAAGCCTTTTGCTGATTAACCGGATGGCCGGCGCGGGCCGAAGAGCGACTCGGTTCAAAGCGATGAGGCCCGCGCCGGCCAGTCGGTGACGTCCCTGTAACACGTCAGATAAGTAGTAGTGCAATTCGTCGATAAGCATCAATTTTGGGGTTTCTAATGCAAGTAAAAGATTTTTTCCGTACCGACAAGACCACTGGTTGTGAGTCATCTGAAGGTCGTCTTTTTCTCGACGTGGGTCATGGCTTCGCTGACCTTTCTGCCGTCCGCTTGCTTCGCTGTGGCGTTGATACTGTCCGTCAGCTTTACCGTGGTTTGATTCGTCCTGAGGTCATGGCTCTGTTTGAGGTTCCGGGCGCCATTGTTGATTTTGCTGGTCAACGTTGGCACTCCGGACGGGTAGGGCGTGACTCTGGTTATCAATACAAGCTCCAGAATGCTGACCTTGGTTTGATCCTGCTGGTCAAAAACTTCAACGCCAAAATTGACGGCATTGGTCCTCACCTCAAAATTGAGGTTTCGCCTCATGCTATCGACAATCTCTCACCGGATCGTTTGCAGGCGCGTATGGATTTTTACGCCGGCGAGCTGCTGACTCACCTTGAACGCAATCAATGTGCTGTGCACCTTGCTCTAGATGTTCAAGGCTGGACGCCGCCAGTTGATTTGGTTGCTCGCATGCACTGCCGTGCTCGTACTCATCGTGATATTTCCGGCATCAATGAGCTTTCTTGGCACACAAAGTCGAGTGTCTACGGACGTGGTGAGACCTCGATGTTTGGCTCTGCTAGCGGCATCCAGTTGTGCATCTACAACAAGACTGAGCAAGCCCGTGCATCTGACAAGCTCGACTATTGGGAAAGTGTCTGGCGTCGCGGTGACTCGTTCGATCAAGAAGACTTCGCCAACTATGACGCGGCTCAAGATGTGTGGCGCTTAGAGCTTCGTTATCACCACTCAATCATCCAGCAGTTTGCCTCTGGCTCTGTCGATATTAAGACCGGTCAAATCATTCAAACTGACTCTTTTGCTGACTTCTCCGCTCATCTGGATGGCCTGTGGCGTTACGGTTTGGGTCAATTCAAGCTGCTTGCTCGCCCTGGCTTCTATGAGCCTATTTGGACCCTCTTTCGTGATGACGTGCGTGTTGAGGTTGCTGTCGATTCGCTTTTCGATGACACCGACTACAAGCGGTATCACAAGACGTCTCGCGGCTTCTCGGGTAAGAACGTCGAGCTTTTTTTGGGCAATTTCGTCAGCTTGCTGGCAAGGGAAAGGGTGGGTGCAAAAAAGGCCTTTTCCGTGCTGCGCAAATGGGATTGTTGGCCCGTCATTCGCGATCACTACGCCGCAAAGGGCATGTCCTCCGCTGACGTTCTTGCGCATATCACTAAGCTAATTGAGGAACGTCATGTTCGCTGGGGGCGTGCCGTATGATTGCAAAGGGTTCAACTGGGTGGGATGTTGATTTTTGGCTGGACAAGTCCCTAGGCATCCGCAAGCGTCGTCGTGGCTTTCGCACCAAATCTGAGGCGGAACGCTGGGTGTCTGACCTTAAGCGTCAATACTCGCTTCGTGGTCGTGATCCTGGCGAACGTCTCGCCGACTTGGTAACCGTTTGGCACGAATTGCACGGCTGCACATTGAAAGATCGTTACCGGCTTTCCAGAACCATGGCCATTGTCGATGCCTTGGGCAATCCCATTGCTTCATCGCTGACGGCATTGGATTTCAGCCGTTTTCGTGCTGAGCGTCTTAAGACATGCACCGCCTCGACGGTGAATCATGAGCATCGCTATCTAAAGTCCGTCTTCAATGAGCTGATTCGTCTTGGTGTCTGGCACCATGCAAACCCGTTGGCAAATCTGCGGCAAATTAGGGTCGATGAAACTGAGCGTTCTTTCCTCACTCTGGATCAATGCCGGCTGGTGCTCGATCAGTGCAAGGCGTCTACCAATAGTCATACGCTGCCTGTGGCGCAAATCTGTTTAGCTACCGGTGCCCGTTGGGATGAGGCTGAGTCGATCACTCGTGATCAGGTTGCCAACGGCATGGTTCGCTTTTCGCAAACCAAAAACGGCAAAAGTCGTTCGGTGCCGATTCCTGAGGTTTTGCAAAAGCTGATATTTGATCGTGGCTATCCCGGAGGCGGGCGCTTGTTTAGCTCGTGCCGCTCATCCTTTCGCAAGGCTTATGAGCGTTCTGGTGTTAGCACACCTGGTCAGCTAACCCATGTTTTGCGGCACACGTTTGCGAGCCACTACATGATGCAAGGGGGCAATGTCCTGACTCTGCAGCGTATCCTCGGTCATGGTGATATCAAGATGACCATGCGCTATTCACACCTTGCGCCTGACCATTTTGCTACCGCTTTGACCCTTTCACCGTTCGCATTGATGGGACAAGAATGGGACACTTCGGGGACACTGCCCCAAAACGACAAAGGGCTAGCCTAAGCTAACCCTTTGATTTGTATGGTAGCAACGAGTGGATTTGAACCACCGACCCCAGCATTATGAATGCCGTGCTCTAACCAACTGAGCTACGTTGCCATTTGTGGCGCGCATTATTCTCGTCGGAAGAGATTATGTCAAGCCTGTTTTTCACTTTGTGATCAATCAGTTAAAGCGCTGTGGGATTTTTGTTGTGGCTCGGTCAGGGCTGCCGCTGATTTGTGCCGCGCACGGGGGTTCTCTGGCTGTGTGCCGTGAGCAGATCACGGAGGATATTGGCTGTTGGCGCGTCCAGAAGTGGGTTGCTAACGACCTGCTGCGGGTGTTTTGCGAACACAAAAAAACCGGCGCTGGGCCGGTTTTTGTTTTCCTGTTTGCTGTTGGCAGCGAGGAAGGAAGTCTGGAGCGGGTGGCGGGAATCGAACCCGCGTAA